TTACAGCTTTGGCTGGTCGGACTGGAGAGGTTACTTCGGTAACGCTGGCGCATAAGCGTTAGTCTCCTAGACTAAAAATAGAAGGGCGTGGGAGTTGTATCCTGCGCCCTTTTTTAGTATAATATAGGCATTACAGTTTTTTATAGGAGCAAAAACAATATGGCTACTAATCTTAGAGTATCTTATGTGTCTTCCTCTGGTCCAGCACTAGATGTAGTAACAGGCACTACACTTACCGATACACGTATTCGTGGGGTACACGCAACAGGCATTGGGCAGTTTTCTATCGTGGGAACTTCTGTTGACCCTTTTGGTACAACTGTCGGTAGTATTATTCGATTTGACTTGACAAGTGTTAATGACGTAGGTTATCAAGAATTTACTGATGCTGGTATTAGAATGGCTGGTAAAGTATCTGTAACCCTTCCTGTTAGTGCTGCGAGTGTAACAATTTATTATGGCTAATTATACATACCTTGTAAACGATATTATTCAGGCCACTGAAAATGATGGGGCTGAATTTATAGCGTATATTCCTAATATGATTAATCGGGCTGAAGAACGATTAACATTAAATCTTGATGACTCTGGTCTTGTGCTAACTACAGCAGTTGCACTATCAGCAGGTACTAATACATTTACATTACCTACAGGAACAAGAGTTATTAAGAATATATTTATTGAAGACAGTGGTACAAAAATTAATTTATTACAAAGAACTGATGAGTTTATCAATGATTACTGGCCTGTTAGCGCAAGCACAGGAACGCCTAAATATTATGCACGGCAGACAAACACTAGAATTTTATTTGCTCCTACTGCAAGTGCCACTTATTCTGGCAAAATTGTTTATACAGCAAGACCCACTACTTTAACCAGTGCAACACAAACAAACTACTTTACGGACTTTTGTTATGATGCGCTATTCTATGCTTCAATGATTGAGGCAAGTAACTTTATGAAAAACTATTCTATTACGCCAGTTTATGAATCACAGTTTGCAAGTACTATTGAAGGGCTTCGTAATCAGGCACGTAGAACTAGAAGAGATGATATGCAAGCACCAGCATCGCCTGCTGGCGGCGATAATACCCTAGCAGGAGGAAACTAAAATGGCAGAAACACAAAAAGCATTAGACGCAGCTTGGGAAAAAGAGGCTAAAAGAATTGAAGGACAAATTAATAGACAAAGAACAAAAGCAGCAAAAGAAAAAATTGCTAAACGTGGCGCACAAAAACTTGCAAGACAAGCAGCACAACAAGGTATTAGAGGCAAAGCATTAGCTACTGCTGCTCGTGGTCTAGGATTTGCTACTAGCGCTGGAGGCTCAATGCTTCTTAGTGCTTTAGCATTACCAGCAGCTACTTTTGGTATTATGGCATTAAATGAGCCAGGAAGAAGAAAAAGAGTAGATGAGCAACAAACAGCCGTAGCTAAAGCTGTTGATAAACAAACACCTTCTTATATGAAAAATATTAAAGAAGGACAATCTCCTACTGATATTATGCGTAGAAACTTACAAGGCAGAGTTACTGGACCTGTAAGTAGAGCAGAAGCAAGAAGAGGAATGTCTGATATAGAAAAGAATCTTGTTGCAAAAGCTAGAGAAGCAATTGGAAGACCAATTCCGCAAGAAGGTAGCAGTTCTGGAAAAGTAATAAGAGGAACATACACAATTCAAAAAGGTGATACACTTTCTCAAATTGCTAAAGCTGCTGGCATGACACTTCCACAAATAAAAGCAATGAATCCTGAAATAACAGACTACAACAAAATTAGTGCTGGTCAAAAAATTAAAGTTGAAAAAGGAAACGCACGTTCTCCATATGAAGGCATGTCTAAATCAGAAATGGCAAAAATGTCTAAAGGCTCAAAGGCTAAGACTACTTCTAAAAAAAGAGGTGGTAAAGTTGGTAAGCCTCGTGGCGTAGGCGCAGCTATCCGTGGCTATGGTAAAGCAATGAAAGGTGGTAAATAAAATGAGTGCAGGTGCTAGTAAAGTTCTTAAAGCAATTAAAATGGTAACTAAACCAGCAGGTAAAACGGCAAAAGAATATTTAAAAAAAGATAAAACAGGAGCAACACGCGCTGGTAAAATTGCGAAGAGTGTTGTAGGCGCTACCCAAAAAGGAAGACGAACTGGGCAAGCAGTAAGAAATAAACAAGGACAAGTTTCTGGTCTTAAGCCTAAAGATATTAAAACAGCGAATGCTATTAGAACAGGTGCTATTGGTATTGGTGCAGCTGCCGCAGGATTATCTGGTATTGATAAAGAAAATTCTGCTGTATCTAGTAAAGAAGCACCTTCAAGAAGAGAAGTTCCTATTACAGAACAGCCTAAGAAAGGCCGTGAAGTTCTTACTTCAAATGAAAGAGGTGCAAAAAAATATACTGTTAAAGCAGGAGACACACTTTCTGAAATTGCAAAGAAAAACAATACTACAGTTAGAAAATTAAAAGAAGCTAACAATATTAAAAATGTAGATAAGATTAAAGTAGGACAACAAATTATTATTCCTGATGATGGAGCAGATAGAAAAAATCCATATAGAACTACTACTAATAGAGAAATGAAAACTGGTAATTATGCACAAACCAGAAAAAAATCAGAGTCTTTTAAAACAGGAAGTAGAGTTGGGAGCAAACCTCGCGGATGTGGTGCAGCTACTCGTGGTTATGGTAAAGCCATGATGCGTGGTGGTAGCGTGAAAGGAAAATATTAAAATGGCTGATAAAAAACGAGTATTGCCTGAAGATAGGGTATTAACAAAAGAAGATAAGGAAAAAACAAAAGAAGTTTTAAAAAAAGTTTCTTCTCAAGACTTTTTAGATAGATATTTTCCAGATGAAAAAAACACAACAAGTAAAGCCAAAGGAGGCTCTATCTGTGGAAGACCTACTGGTAAAGGTTTTGGTAAAGCAAGGAAACGGTAATGCCTCTAACTAAAAAGGGTAAGAAAATATCCAAGGCTATGGAGAAAACTTATGGTAAGAAAAAAGGGAAGCAGGTCTTCTATGCGTCCATCAACAAAGGCAAAGTCAAAGGGGCAGAGCGTAAAAGGAAAAAGCAAGGTTAATGAAGCTGGTAACTATACCAAGCCCACGTTACGTAAACGGCTGTTCGAGCAAATTAAATCAGGTAGTCGAGGCGGTAACCCAGGTCAGTGGTCAGCAAGAAAGGCGCAGCTGTTGGCTAAAGAATACAAAGCTAAAGGTGGAGGATACAAAAGCTAATGGCACTGAAGAAATCACAAAAGTCTCTCAAGGCTTGGACAAAGCAGAAGTGGAGAACTAAGAGTGGCAAAAAGTCTTCAGAGACAGGTGAACGCTACTTACCAGAAAAGGCTATTAAGGCACTCTCATCGTCAGAGTATGCGGCAACAACGGCAGCAAAAAGAAAAGGAACTAAACAGGGAAAACAGTTTGTACAGCAACCTAAAGCTGTAGCACAGAAAGTAAAGAAGTATCGTAAAGGAGTAGGCAGTGGCACTAACCGAAGCACAAAAAAACAAACTAAAACGACTAGGACTAAAAGGTCTTAATCAACCTAAGAAAACTCCTGACCACCCAACTAAGAAAGCAGTAGTGGCAGTTAAGGATGGAGACAAAGTAAAAGTTATTAGGTTTGGTGCGCAGGGTATGGGACATAACTATAGTCCTGAAGCACGTAAAAACTTTAAAGCTAGACATGGAACTAATATTAAAAAAGGACCAACGTCTGCAGCATACTGGGCAGACAAAGTTTTTTGGGCAGGACCAGGAGGAAGCAAGAAGCGTCCACCAAAGTCACAAAAGACAAAGTTTGGATTAGGTAAAGGGAAGAAGGCTTAATCCATTCTAACGAGAGAGGAGAAGAATGGTAGAGCCAATATCGGCAGTGCTAACAGGCATTGCGCTGGTTAAACAATCAGTGGAGTTTATCAAATCTAATATCGACACTGTAAATGATATTGGAGAAATTATAGGGGCGATTGATGGATTGTTTGCAGGTGAGCAGCAA